GCTTTAAAAATCAATACTTTTGTTTCTGTTGGTATGGGGTTGGTTGTTGAGGGTCAACGCCATAGCCAGCGAGTAACCATTAACATTTTACGGCGTAATCTTGATACTGCTGCTTACTGTAGGATTGTATCTTACCTTATGGGCTACCAGCAATCTTGACAATAACACATTGCCTGCAGGGTGGTTATCCCGCTTCATTGCTGCAATATATTCAGCCCGTGGTATCTTGCTATGTATCCGGTAGCTGCTCTCTTGGTAGTAATAGCTGTCAGTAATCACGCATTGCTGTTCAAGCACGCCCGTGTGGGATTTCCTAAGCAGGCCTGTGGTATAAACCGCAATCGGGCTAATATCTGCCTGCAGGCTGCCGTCATCATAGCGCCTTGCAGTATAGCGGCTGGACACCACTGTCGGTTCTACCGCTTCAATTTCTACAGGCCTGCCGATATTATCGGATACCGGGGTCAATACCGCGCCTTCGCCCTGTTCGGATAATACGGCCAAGCTTGGCAGGCTGTACAGGTAATAACCGTGATTGTCGATTGCTACCTGCTGGATTTTTCCTTGCGCTGTGACTTTAGTGACGCGGCCATAGAAGCCATTGCGGCTGCCTGATACGGCAATGATACCATCTCCTACTTTGTACTTCTTACCGCCGTTGGTAATGGTAATGTTTTGGATTACCCCATGGCTAATCTTGGCAATGCGATAAGTGCCATTCAATACATCGCCTTCTACAGGCAATACTGTGTCGGTGGCATAGGGGCGGTTGGCCGTGGGGTTGGATAGCTGCAGAATGCAGTGGCTAGGCACTTCAAGGCCTGTACTAAACCGCAATGTCTCAAACGGTAGCAGGCTATCACTGATACTGATAACCAAGCGCCCGGTATTGTCAATGACGGTAAACCTGTCGACATAGAAGCGGGCATTACTGGTCAGGCCTTGGCCGTGTAATTGATACTCGGCAAGCTGTTCATATAGCAGGCGCAATGCCGTGTCTGGCACATTGGTCAAATCACAATACAGGATTTGATTGCGTTCATTCAAGGCAAACGACGGCACAAGCATATCATCCCTTGGATAGCTTACTGTTGGTTCGTCGTTATAAAGCAGCTTGAACAGGAAATGCAGACCGTTCTTACTACCCCTTGCGCTGTAGTAATCACGAAGGAAGGTTACAAGCTGGCGTCGCTCAATCTTAATGGGCGTATCCAGCAAATAACCAAGGTCGGCCAGTATCTTATCCCAATACTGGCTCTGTTCGTTGCTGGTATCGTGATTATCCAAGTAATCGCTGACATACTGCAGGGGATTACCGTCTTTATACAGATAGGCAAAGTAGTCTGTCAGCAAGTTGGCAAAGCGCTGGTATTCCCGCTGAACATAGGATGGATACCGGGCTTTGATAAAGGATAGGTAGCTGTTATTCATCGATTACCCTCGTCTTCGTGATACGCACGATATTGTTTAAGGCGCTGGCCACGTCGGGATGCTTGGGGATTACTGTTAGCTGTATGGTCTCGTTGTCCGTATAAGCAGTCGTGGGATAGCGCAGGTAAATTAGGCCTGTGGCATAATCGATTGTACCGATTGCTTCGTGGATGGGATGCTCGGCATCGGCGTCGGCATAGATTGCGCCATTGCCGTCGTCGTAGATACTGAACTCGTATATCCCGTATTGTGCCGTGGCAGTCAGTGATTTAGGCTGGATGGCATTGCCAAAGTACACGGCAGTTTTGCCTGTATTATTGCGGGCAATCGTTACGGCTTTCTTCAGGCGCTTGCGGGTATAGCTGGATTTGATGCCTTGATGGGCATTCACAATGGCTTGGTTCAATGCCACGTCTGACAGGTAGGTATCAAATACGTTCAAGTGCTGGTCGTTATACTGCCTTACCGCATCAATAGCGGCATTGGATACTTCGCCATAGCTGCTTGATGTCTTGTCCATGTCGACAATCAGCACCACATCGATTTCGCATTCGATAAACTCAGGGTCGACAAATACCGGATGCGCCCCTAAGCGCTTAGCCGATTCCAATACACTGTTGCGTATATCGTCCTTGGCGCTGCTAGACAGCTTGTCGGCATAGTAGGGCTTGATGGATAGGAAAACGCGGTTATAGGTTTTCTGCCAATGCTCTTCTCCGCCCCAGACATTGACTGCCTGCACATTACGGAAACGGGAAAGGATGGCGGATTTATAGTCTTCTTCGTGGAACAGGCGATTTTGTCGGCGGAAATAGTTGAGCGCATTAAAGCGTACCGTTTCCAAGGATTCGCCGTCAGAGCCGCCGCTGCTGGTTTCGGTAGTTTCTAAGGTAAAACCGGATAGCGTGAACTCATTGCAGCCGTTACCCTGTTCGCCTGTGGTTGACAAGTATTCGGCCACAATCAAATCATCGTGGGCAGGCTTCTTACCAAATACATTATTGCCAAAGTAAATCTCATAGTAGCCGTCGGCAGTGGTCGTGATATAGAAGACCCTGCTTTGGCTGGTCGTATTGAATACGCTGTCGGCCAAGCGGTATTGCTCGCCGTCGTCATCTTCGGATTTGCGGATATACACGCGCAGGCTGTCAATATCAATAGTTTTATCCTTGATGACAAAGCGCTGATACTGCACCGATTCGTTCAGCTTGAACTTCCATTCACGCTTCACGCCTTCCTGCAGGATAATGGGCTTGCTATGAAAGGTATAGCTGCCATTGGGATTGCGTGTGTAATCGTACAGGTAAACATCATCGGGATTACTGAAACGCCTTGTCTCGGAAGTTCTTTGTGATTTGCCTGTAATAGTTTTCCACTTGTGCATCACAAGGAAGCCGTTGGTTGGGAAAGTATCAACCGTCTGCTTAACCACGGCTTCTACCCGTGACGCCCTGATACCTTTGGGCAGGTAGCCTAGGCCACGGGCTTTGCTGAATACAGATTGCTGCAGTTGGGCGCTGTCAATACTGGATTCGTTGTTCAGCATATAGGCATACACGCCGAAATTATGGGCATTGTATGCAAGGATGTTGAGCAGCGTGGCAATCCCGCCCGCTTCAAAATCATAGTCCGCGTATTTCGGGTCGGCCTTCAGGAAATCCTTTAGGCCTTGGCGGTAGCCTTTATAGTCAATAGGGTTCATCTGATACGCTCCACAAAGAATTCGATAGTCTGTTCGTTAAGCAGCGATAGCACGCTGAATGTGATTTGGATGCGGTAGCCTGTCTCGTCGTCACTGATATGGGCGTCAACCTTCTTGATGTCTGCCCGTGGTTCGAGTTTGTTAAACGCCCACTTGATACGGCTTTCTAAAGCGGCAGCCACTGCCGGGCTTGGTGTTTCAAACAATAAGGCTTGGATATGGCCGTGCAAATCCGGTTCAAATGGAATATCATAGGGGCGCATCTGCGCAATATGCAGCAAGGCGCGTTTAACCGCTGCAGCATCTGTCAGGAATGTAATATCGCCTGTCATCGGATGGGGCTTTAAGTTCAGGTTTAAATCGCTGTAATAGGCCATCTTATAGGGTCTCGTTTTCAAAAAACACGTTATGGCTGGCCGTCATGATGATGCTTTCGCATTTGCCATCTTCTTCAGGCGGACGGGTTTCCAGTTCAAACATGCCTTTGTAATTGTGATGGATGAGTTCTTGGGTATCGCCCCGGCGCTTCTCGGGAATATAGGTTTCAATGTAGGGCTGTGGCAGGGCATCGTCTAATACGTCTTTCAAGAGTGCTGCAGGCCTACCGTTTACCCAGACAGTACATTTCTCGCGCTTGGCAATCCTAGCATCATGTTGGCCGAGCATGTTTTGATGAAACTGCAGGCGGTCATGCGCCCGGGCACAGGCTCGGTTGTTGATATACACGTTAATGCTGCCCCATCGGATACGGCGGGGCGCAAAGGCATCATGGCCTGTGCAAAGGTCTTTCATCCGGGCTACGGCGGGCATATCTTACTCCGTACAGTATTTGTCAGTTGCCATTGCAAGCAGGAAAGGCCTTGTGTAATCATGGTAAATCCTTGTTTTTGCAATGGGTGGTTCTTCCACAGTATTTAACGCCTTGGGGATAAACTGTGGCTTGGATGGTTTCTTACAAAGTTCTGGATATATGTGATGGGTATCTACCATGTCAATATACTCCATACGGTATAGCCGCTATAGCTGTATGCGGTATTGGGCAAATCCTGATTGACGGTATTGCGGATAGACAGGATTTGTTCGTCAACATCGTCAAAGCTTCTACCGGGCAGGCTGTGATAGCGGATAAGCGTCACCTTGCTCGGCGTAATCTTGATTTCAAAGGCCGTGCTTCTATTGGGCTTGTCTTGCTTCAGGTTCTTGTAGATGTCGGGCAGGATTTTACTGCTATGCAGATGCATGACCAGTTGGTCAAAGTTGTTTCGATTGCGGGCATAGTGCTGGAGCAGTTCGTCTGGGGTTCGGATAATCGTACCGCTTGGGATGCTGTATTCTTCTATGTCTTTCGGCCTTGTGGGGTCAAGGCAGCTTGGGCATTTGCCTAGTTTGCTGAAACGGATTTCCGAAAACGGCACGGCCACGCCGTCAATCATCATGGCAGATTCTGGCGCTTTCGTTACCCCGCAAAGACCTCGAGTATCAATGCGCTTGGGCACAAACTCTGTCGGGCTTGGGCATGGCGGGCAAAGGCTGTTTAGCTTGGGTGGCTGATAGGGTTTAACCGGATTATCAGCGGCTTCTTCGACCACAATATCCGGGGCAGCTTTAAATCTGTCTCTGTCTAAGCTCCAGTTGTTATAAACGCGGATGCAGAACCATTTCTCGGTATAGGTTTCCGGTTGGTTTAGCAGGTAAAGTCTAACCTTAAACTTCCATACCCTGCCCCATGCCTGTGCCGTGTCGTCGTGGTTATCGCTGTACCAGTTCCAACTAGGGGGCAAATCGGTATTGTGTTCAGAACAGTCTAGGTTGCCGACCTCGCCCATAATCACGCCGCTGGAAATCAGGGTTAAGCCATCTGGCAGTTTGCCGTCAACCAATTCGTACACTAGGGTCTCGTGGCATTCAATCGGGCGCTTGCGGGTTTGCAATGCTGCAGAGGTGTAATAGCCGAAACCCGTTAGGGCTTCCATGCGCGAGCTAGGGGTATAGCCTTGCCGGGTTGCCGTGATATTGCCCTTGATAGATGTCTTAGGGTCGATATGCAGAAACACATCAACATCTGCCGGGATTTCTTTTGTGATAAGCGTATTGTGTTCGTATGAAACCGCTTGGCCAAATCCGATAAGCTTGTTGCCCTGCCTTTGGTAAAAGCTCAGGGTGTAATTGACCATATCGTATTCGGTAAGCAGGATACGGATGTTTAGGGTATCTGCCTGCCGTAAGCGGATGATGGCGGTAAAAGGCTTTCTTGGCTGCGCTTCAAAGCGTAAAGGCGTGCCTATCTGCAATTGCGGGTGGGTAATGCCCAATCGCAGGTCTCGGAGGATGTCTTGCAAAGCCATATCAATAACACCTGCCCTTCAAATCATGCCTAAACATTTTCTTTTCTACCGCTTGGATTTCATACTTGCTCTTATCTTCATCGCCGTTTTCATTGGCATACACGTATTCGTTATCCAAGCATCCTTCTTCTAGGAACTCGACTTCATATTTGATGGAAATCGCCACGGCCACCTGCTCGCCCATGTATGACATCAATGGGGGCTGATACAGGTCGGGTTCGACAATTTCGCCCGTATAGCTGGCAGATTTGAACTGTACTGTAGTCGATAAAGCCACGCCAATATGGTGACCAAACCATGTGCGGGGCGCAAAACTGTCAATGGTCAATACCGCTTGGGAAGTCTCGCCAAAGCACTGCTCGGTTTCAAATTGAGTATGGCGTTCTAAATCCCAGCGTACTTGCTCGCCTGTCAGGCTTCTAATCGTGGTATCGTGGTCGGGATTAGGCGCATCCAGTTCAATGTCGGCTCGGTGAATATCCGGTATCAGGTTGCCAAAGGTAAGGCGGATATTCAAATCCTGATAGAAATCATTAAGGCGGATTTGGTCGCCTGCATAGCTTTCGGGTTCGAACTTAATCGGGTCGTACAAATCCACGAAGATTTGCTCGCCGAACCGGCTGTCGGTTTGGCCGTATCGCGGTGCTGTCAGCAAGGATACCGTTACCTTGGTTTCAATATCCGTGCTGCAGCGCCATCTTTGGTCTTCATAATGCGCCAGCTCGATATTGAACACTTCGCCGTAGGTATGGATGTTCTTGCAACATTTGCAAAGGTCGAAGTGGGTTGTTTCGTAATCAAACGATACGTCGTTCCATGCGCCAAATACGCTTGGGTAGGGATAGAAAAGCGGGCTTCTTAGGGCATGCAGTGAAACATTAACCTGTTCGCCCAGCGGGCTTTCTATCTGCAGGGGGATGGCAGGCGGGACTGACAGCGTGGCATCGGCTTGGATGCCTAATGATGTGCCTGCCTTGTAAACCGCTTCGGTTCGAATATCAACGAAGTTGGTTTGACTGCCAACCTGCGTGTAAATCCAATCGGATTTGTCAAGTATCCAATCGCCCGCCTTGGTTTCGCTGCCTGTATGGCTGGCAGCTTCATACAGGATAAACGTCCAGCGGGTGTCAAACTTGGCTACATCGTAGCCGATATATGAACGAGCTTCGCCTAGCGGTATATCCCTAGGGATTTTTAAATCATCAACCTTGGTTTCCGAGCCATCATAGGCACGGATATGGCGCAAGGCCACATGGGATAGTACAAGATTAGACGCTTCGGTGTATTCACCGAGTTCGGTTTTGGATTTCGGTAACTCGACAGGCTTCAGCGTTTGCTTAGTCAGCTCAGGCTTATTGGATGCAAAGCCGTGGGCGCTATCGGGTTGGAAGTGTGGCGTTGCCTGCAGGCTCGGAGTTACAAGGCTGCCAGTTTGGATATGTACCGATACAGTCGGGTTTAACTGCAGGGGCGATACTTTGATTTCCGAACCGTGTTCTGATTTCGGGTCAAAGAATACGGTTGGGAAAGCTTTTAACTCAATCGCTATTGCGTGGCCGTTTGATTTTGATGCAGCTTCTAATAGGATTGATGTTGTGAGCTTGATGGCGATATTGTCGCCGTGGCTACTCTTGATGTCCTGCAGATAGGGGATGCGGGGAACTTCAAGCGTTAGCTTGTTGATGTCATAGCCTAGGTAGGCTTCGCATGGGAAACCGGGCGTAATCTGTACAGTGGTTGAAGCATAAAAGCCGTGGCCGCTGTTGATAACGCTGAACTCTGCAGGTTCGAAGATGTAGGTATAGCTGCCTGCGAAGCTGCTTACATTGCCTAGGGTTAAACCGCATCCCGCATAGGGGAAGTTGAAATCGTTTTCAGGTTCGGGATAATAGCGGCAATTGTGGTCGTAGTCATTCAGAGGAGTAGCCCGATACTCCCCGAATTCGATATTGCGCCAGTTATCCGCCATCTGTTACCCCTTACGGCTGGATGTCTAATTGTTCGTAGGGCACGATAAAGCCGTATGCCCTGAATTTGACTGTGGCATCGTGCTTATGGAAGGCAAATACGTCCACGCGCTCGTTGCTCAACAAGTCAAAGATATAAACCCCTGTTACCGGATGTGACGTTACTTCGCCTAATAGCTTACCGCTGTCATGGCTGTAGATGCGGATAGTGGCGTCGGTAGGGTTGCCCATAAGTGTTACAGTGCCGCGTATGCGGTAAACGGTATCGTAATTGCAGTGGGCTTGAATCTTCTCATTGGATAATGCCCGGGGATAGGTGGTTAATGTCGATAAATCCGCTGCCAAGTAGTGATGATGGAAGGGGCTTGATAGGAAATGAACCCCGGTAGTACCGCTCTGTGGGTCTGCCCGGTGGTTATAGTCTTCCAGCACCATGTTGCCGTCAATCCAGACGCAATACTTGTCGCCCTGCTTGCGGATAACCAAGTGATGCCATTCGTTGAAGGTGATGCTATCGGCAATCGGGATTTGAATATCAGTAGACGCCAAATCCATTTCCATTGCCCCGCCTACCTGCTGTCCACGACGACTGTTAAACCATATCGTCAATTGTTCATAGGGAAACTGCGTGTGGGCTTGCTGAAACAACACGCCCCGGTTGGCATCGGAAGTCCTGAAGAAGAACTCGATTGTGTAATCACGGTTAAGGTCAACCAGTTTGGTGTAATCTTGAGCCTGAGCTTTGATATGCGTGCCGTTGGTAAAGCGTATCCCGCGCGTGCCCGTAATCTTGCCTATCTGCCTAGGTTCGGCATTGCGGTAATTGCCGATAATGCTTAGGCGGGCATTGTGCAGGGTCGATACCGTCATTTCGATATAACCCTTAGACAAGGCATCGTCGTCGAAGCGGCAATAATTGCTTGGGTTATCTACCCTAAGCATTTCATCATAGTTCCAAATGCGCCTGAACAGTTTAACGATTTCAAGGTCGGTTATGGCTCGGGTAAAGATAGCCACAGCATCGAAATCATAGGTGCGCGTTAGGCGGTCGCTGTACAGCTTGGTGGCATCGTAGGGCAAGGCCTGCCCGCCAAGAGTGAACTCTTTTGAACCTGCATCGATTGTAAAGTGGTTAACGTCGACAAGGTCGGAAATATCCTTGGATGCAATCAGGTTGCCGTCAATGAAGACTTCTAAAACGTAATCCTTGAAACGAATAACCAGCCAAGTTGGCCGTCCTGCCAAGCGGGCGGGGATGATTTCGCCATTCCCTGTTAATACGGGTTGGGCTAGGGGATGCAGTTTGATTTCCCAATGGCTAGATGTTGTCCAGTAATAGTGTTGGGCTAATGTAATAATCCCGCCGTGGCTAAACAGGATGTCGGTATAAGCCCCCCGACGCCACTTGCCGTCGGTATCTTGGTCATTGCCCCATTCAGCTTCACCACGGTTGACCAGCATGGAATAGGTGAATTCTTTGTTGCCGAAATTGTAGGCGAGGTTATTTGGGATAGACACCATCGCTTTGGGGAAGCGGGAAAAGCCTGCCCTTTCGGCTGGCTTGTTTGCCCCTGTAGGGCAGAACCTTAGTGAGTATTGGTCAAACTGGTCAAGTTCAATCAGGCTTCTACCACCTGCTCGGTATCCAGCATAAACCAGTTCGTTGCTCTCTTGGGCAATGATGCCGTCTTGATTGCGCATCTCATCAATGATAATGCCGCTGTCGATAAAGCGCGTGCCCGTATTCCACACTTCGCCATCAAAGCTAATCAGCGTGGCGGGCTGCATATCCTGAAGTAATTGTTTAAATCCTGCCATTTGTACAAGGCCTCTTTATTATCGCTATTGATATTTAAACAGGCAGACTTGGCGGGATAGATTGAATGTGGTTGAGCGTGGCAGAGAAATAAATCAGGGAATAGGCCACAGTCGCTTCACAATGCGCACAGATTGCGACGAAGGGGTTGAGGTAGGCTAGGGTATTACCCTAGGGGTTGATGGCATGAATTTCGCAGCTTTCGCTTTCGCGCATAAGAAAACCGCCAGCGGGATACTGGCGGTTGGTTGATTACTTGGCTTAATTTACGTTATGCAGAACAAGGCTGGTTTGGCTGAACCCGATAAAAACGGCATAACCCATTTCATAGGCATACTCGGCAATCTCGGGCATCTTTTCAGCGGGCAAATCATAGTAAGCTCGCATTTCCCCTTTCTCTGGCATGATTTGGCGCTCAAACCATTCGGGGATATTGAAGGCGGGTTTCTTAACAATGATATTGCTGTCATTGCATCCCGCGTAAACAATGTATCCGTAGGCAATCAGGCATTCTACAATTTCTGATACATGTTCTGCGGGAACGCTTAAAGCTTTCATCCGTCCTTCTTTGGGCAAATCTTGCTGTTTCATCCAATCGTAAGCGCTGAAGAGGTTGTTCATTTTCTGTTTCCTTTATGTCTGTTGTTATCTATCACGGTTGCTATTATACCCTATATTGATTTAAATGCAATATGGTTAATGTAAAAAGCAAGAAAATCCCCGCCAAATGATATGACGGGGATTAATCATTAACATTCTATCGCTTTTTAAGCAGCTTTCTGATTTTCTAGTAATCCCTTAAAACTTAAGGATTTCCTTCTCGGCGGGTATCGGTTGGTTGTTGAGGGTGCAACCGATACCTACTCGAGCAATCATTAACATATTATGTATAAGCGATAATGCGCAGGTTTTTAATCAGCGGGGGCACTGCGCTGTTTTTACTGCGCCCTACCAGTTTGACCTTAAACTCGCTAAACAGATGCTGTGCCCCGGTATGGGCTGGCAGCAGGTCGGAAAGCAGCAGGTCAATCTCTACCCTATCATCAATCGTGACGCTGGTAGCAGTCTTATCATAGCCCGTTACCAGTATCCAAGGCGCTGCATTGATGTTATCCACGCCAAGAGTTTTCAGTTTGACGTAGATGTCAATATCGGTATGGGCAGGCTTGAAGGCATCAAACCACAGGCGCAGGTCGGCTGCAGGGTTTTTCAGGATGGCAGTCTTGGTCACATAGGTAAAGTGTTCGCTCCCGCCTTCGGGGTTGGTTTCAGGTTTAAACCTGCCGCTACCATTGGGATTCCTGTCAAGCAGGTCTGCAGTAGTCCAAGCCACGTCATTGCTGATACATACCGCGCTAAAGGTATCAATATTGACTTGCGGGCTTAGGTATTTGCTGCCTTTCAGCTTGGCGGTAAGCTGGATAGACGCCCTGCCTGCCATACGCTCATTCTCGTTGACGGTGCTGGCAATCTTGATTGGTCTGTCAAGATAGCGGTCATCGTTCAAGTTGAAGGTTTTGCGTGGCAGCACGGAGTAGTTATCGGATGCAAACAGGCTGTTGGCTTCCCCATGCGATACCGCTTCAAAGCTCCATTCTTCTGTGCCGTCATGCAGCAGGCGAACCCCGCTGATATTCAGCATATCGGCTTTATGGTTAATCAGGGCGATACTACCGGATGCGCCAAAGCGGCCAGTCTGCAAAGCCTGCTGGTTGACTTCAATCACGAAGGTTCGGCTGTCGTCGACACGTTTTACTTGGTGCTGCTTGTTCAGCAGTTCAAGCGGGATACCGTTTGTGGCCAATGCGCCGATTTCATTTGTAAAGCGCCCTGCAGCCTGTTTGATGTCGTAGTCTTCCACGGCCAAGTCAAGATAGGCTTTGAGCATGTCTTTATTACCAGCCTTGCGCAGATAGGGGTTGGCAATGAAGGGGTCGTTATTGCTGATGACGCCTTCCAGCATGGCCAGCTTAACAATGGCGGATGTGGGTGTGGTGTAATCAATGGATTGCACGACGGCCTTAGCCCTGCCGTTGTTAATCTGCAGCTCGTGGCCGACCATCAAGTGGCCGTTAGTCAGTTCGACATGATATTCAAACTCGGGATACAGGCGCAGGTTAAGCTTATCGCCTTCAACCAAGCCGTGGGGGTTCTTGGTATAAACGCGTACCAAGTTGCTGTTGGCCTCGGTTTCAAACGGCGCATCTACTAATGGGGCAAACTCTGCTCCACCGGATATGTCGAAGCGGACAGTCATATCGGTAGAAGTGAACTCGCAGACATAGAGCTTGTACATGATGTCTTCGTATTGCTCGGCATTCCACGTGCTGCCGTTTTGGCTGCGGAATGATGAACCCAATGTAACTTGGGTGTCCACTACCTTGTTGGGCACATTTACTGCAGTTTCACCAAGCTTGGCAACCCACACGCGAGTGGCCGGGCTTTCCCCGCCGATTACAAAGCAATACTCACGGCCTTTCTGCAATCTAACAGGCACGGGGAATACCACATGTTCGGCAGTCTTGGCGTCAAGGCTGGCATGAAGTTTGTCGGTCTGCAGCACGTTTTTGGATAGCACGGTTTCAGTCGGATAACCGTTATCCATCTCGCGGATTTCCAACCAAATCTCGTCGCCCTTGGCCAAGGCTTCAAAGTAAACATCAATTGCGCAGATGAAGCAGTCATAGTCGAACTTAAAGCTTTGCGCAATCGGGTCACTACCGCCACGGCCACCACGGCCACCATTGCTTTCCCTTCGGAAGGTTCTAGAAGTCCGTGAAACGCTGGTATTGGTGCGGGTATTGGCACGGGTCTGCGTTACTTGCTGCTCATTGTAGGTAGCAGTAGCCACGTTCATGGTCAGGGCTTGGCGCTGCGTTTTCAACCCGCCTGCAAAGAACTGTGTTTCAGCGTAGCTGGTTTCGTTCTTTTCATCCTTGGTGTTTTTCGGGTCATTGGTAACTCTGACTTCTTTCGCTCCAGTGAAGAAGCGGTTGGCAGGGATATTGATAATCCCGCGCAATACACCTTCGGCATTGGATAGCAGCAGGTTATTGGTCACGGCATGCTGAACATCTTCGCTATTGCCTGTGGCCGTGGTCATGGCGGTTACGTTCTGATTGTCGAAGAAGACATAGAAGCGGGTATTGGGCGCAAGGCCTGCAGCCGTGAACTCAATTTGGGTAGCCCGCATGTAGGGCATCATCTTCACATCGGTAACAGCGTCATAGCGATAGGTATTAGTACGACTTTCAATGCTGCCACGGGTTTCGGTTCTTGTGTCGATTGAGTTCGTGGTCGTGGTGGTAGTCGTAGTCGTTGTCTCGGTAGTGCTGCTGCCAAACGAGCTTAGACGGCTGCCACCGCTGGTTTCGCGGGTCGTGGACGTACGCGTGCTTTGCCCGGTTACCTGTGATTGCAATGTACCCAAACCGCTATTAACCGTGCCATTGCCCTGCATGGTGCTGTTGGCGAATACCCAATCATTGAATGCCGACACAATATTGTTTTGGCGGTTCACGATTTGCTTCAGGGCGTCCACGCCGGTGTCGATATTGGCCACCATATCGGGCTTGCGTTCTACGTCAGCCCATGTATCCACGTTGGGCGTCAATACCAACTGGCCAGCCTTGCGGTAAATCAGATAGGGGTTGATGGATAGCGGTCTTGTGCCAAACGGCTGTTCATCGCCCAATACCTTTTTGAAAGGCAGCATGGCAATCCCTGCATTAACCACGGCGTTTTGTGATTCATTGGGCTTGAACTCGGCCTTGCGGCTCACCATGGTATAGGTAGGGCGCAATTCCTTGCGGTTCTTGTCAATGGTGCAGCGATACTCGTGGCTGGCGGTTTCACCGGTTGAGTGCTTACTGAAGTCGTCAACCATAAAACCGTTTTTGTAGCGGTCAAGGCCGTTGGAATCCTTAACGTTTGCCCCTGCAGCTTCGCTTTCAAGCATGGATAGGGATGTATAGTATTCCAAGTTGTTGATACGGGTTTCCAGCCTGCCAATATCGCGCATGGTATAGCGTTTGTTTTCGATACGCTTAACCTTAACATCTTGGTAGTTGTAGGTATAGGCCGGGATGGATACTTCATACAGCGGCATGATGTCGTCGGTCAGATTGGTCGGCGGGGTCGGATTATCGGATGGCGTGCCGTATTCGTGGAAGAAGTGGCCATCGCGGTCAACACACAAGTAATCGCGCCTGCCGACATAGTATTCCACATCAAATACCGCCGTTTCCTTGGTAGCGGGGATGGCTGCATCCACGTTATCCAAATCCATAATAACAGGGCGGAAATCCAAGATGCGGTCGACGCTGTACACCTTGCCTGTATAGGATACGGCCACGGGCAGGTTGGCATAGGTAATACCGCTTTCTTCATCATCGAGTACCTGCTTGTAGCTGTCGATAGTGAAGTAGCCCGCGCTATTGGTATCGCTGTGGTTGAAGTAGCGGATTTTAACCTCAATCATGTCATGATTGTTGTTTACCTGCTTGCCCGCTTTCTGCTTGATGGCAGATTCTTTGTAGGCATAGTGGGTCACGCCGTTATACAAATCGAAGTTGGCCGTAATATCGTCAAACTGTGCAGGCGTAGCGGCGTTATAGCTGTGGACATATTCGATTTTGTAGGCATCTGCCCTCTGTACCTTAATCAAGTCGTGGAAGTTATTAGTGTCGGTGCGCTTGATATTGGTAATGATGTGAGTGGCCGACTGCTTGGTCTTTTCCATCACATCCAAGCGCTGCAGGTTATGGATGACATAGATGTCTTTGCCTGCATGCGTACCGCCTACATCTACAGACAGGGTAGTGCCTGCCGGGGTAACGGTATTGCTGTCAGCCTTGATGGATTGATAGTTGCCCGCGCTGCCCACAATCAGGATGGTATCGCGGATATTGCTGTCAAATACGCCGTTGTGAGTGGTAAAGGTATATTTGCCCTGCGCATCCAAGCTGGCTTTCAGTTTTACGCGCAATGTGATATTGATACTGCCCCTAGTGTTATTGTCGCTGTCGCGCAATGATTTCACGTTGAGGTTGCTGGTATCAAAGAACAGGTTCTGTTCGGATTGGTTGTTTACCGTGAACTCGCCATTCGGAACTGCCAAGAAGCGGGCAGTTTCATTGGATACGCATTTCACGGGATTCGCGCCTGCGTTCATTGACAGGGCAGTCAGGTAATAGCGCCAAATCGGTTTATGTTGAGCGTTTTCGCCGATATATACCGCATCGGTAACAATAGCCGAACCGACTACAGCGCCAGTCGGGGCATCGCTATTGGGTTCGCCGTCATAGAACTGTACTTCCTTCATGGAGACAATGGATTTGCTGGAAGGATTGTTCGGCCATACGGAAAGGCCGTCCAGCGGAACCAAATCCATGTAGGCACGTTCGGCAAAGTAGATACTGCCGTTTTGTATCTTGTTGGTCGTGCGGGCTTTGGACACGTTTACTGTCGAATCGTAGATGGTCTCGGTGCGATAGCCTTTAACGTAGGCAATGCCGCTGCCGATAACAGCCTGCAAGAGTGATTCATCGCCATCCAGTTTGAAGCCGACGTGGTCATTCACACCGGATTTCTTGTGTTCGCGGTAGCGTACTTCAAACGGCACGACGGTATAGTTGCCGGATTCTTCATAGGTGCGCTTGGCCAGCGTATCCATTAAATCGGCATACTGGAAGTCGGATTTCAATAGCTGCACATAACCATCTTCAATCACAGCCAGTTCGACAAACTGCGTGCCGTCTGCCACGGCATTGTTGCGTTTTACCAAATTGAAATTGACCACAATGCGGTCTGCGCCACGGCTGGCTTCATTAGGATAACCCAAGGCATTGTCGTATAGGGTCGGGTCTTCCTCGGCAGTAACAATGCGCTCAATTACGTCAAAACCGATTTTGCAGGTTACCGGAGCGCCGTATTTGCTGAATACTAATTGGGAAGCGGCTACGGATACGAAGAAGCCGTTATAGTAATAAACCCCATCGGCCACGTTGAAGAACTTAGCGCCAAATGCACAGGGGTCAATCTCGTTGACGTCATCTGCAGATTGCGGGCAAGACGGGCAGCGTACCACTACCTTGTAAACGGTATTCAGGTTGGCATCTTTAACCTTCAGGGTCTCGCCATTCAGGAAGCGGTGCTGTTGGCCGTCAATGCCTGTGGCGGTATAGAGTACAAACAAGGTTACAGGGTCGCTTTCTTCTTTGGGTGTCCAAGCATGCAGTTTGGCCTTAACCCCGCTGGTCTCGCCTTCCAATTCGATACCCTGCTTGAAGAAATCCAGTTTAGTGGTATTGCCGTCGGCGTCTAGGTCTTTCAGGCGCACATATTCATGTTCGACAATGGCAATGCTGCCGTTTGAAACGCGGCTGCCGTTTTTGAATACATGGTCGGCAAACTTGCCCAGTTGGTCTTGGACAATCGATTGCGCTTCGTTGAGCTCCCTTGCCTGTACAGGACGCCCGGCAGCAAAGAGAACATGCTTGTGGTTCTTGCTGCCTGCATGGGTGTCGAAATACGGAGCTTGTTGCTTGTCAGTCATTGCATTACTCCAAAACAATAGTCAATGATAGGTTTTCTTCTTGCCCCGCCGTGCGCTGCTTGGCTGCAAAATCCTGTATCAGCAAAGGCAGGCCTGTCTTTTCGATAACCTGATAGGCGGGGTCGCTGTAATTGGGGTTCAATGGGGCTGCATAATATTGTGCAGATGCGGGCTTGCCTTTGGCGGTTAGGCCGGTGGCAATGGCCACATAATCATACTTGCTGTTATCCCCGGCGGGGTCTATGTAGCCCGTAATATCGCTTACCGTGATATTTAACAATAGGGCATTGGTGTTGGATAGCATCACACCGCTGTTGCCATCATTGAGTGTCACGGCCTTGGCCACTGCCCCTGCTTGGCCTGCAGTGATGATAATCTCGGCATGGGTATAATCCTGCCCCTGATTGGTTACGGTATAGCCTGTGATTGCGCCGACATTATCGATTACGGGTTCGGCAGTCGCTCCTGTGCCATCCCCGATTACAAATACCGTGGCGTGGGTATAGCCCGACCCCGTGGATTGTCGGTTAATGGCTGTTACCTTGCCGGATGTGATAACGGCTTCAGCGGCTGCGCCATTGCCCTGCGCATCTTTGTTCTGTACTGTAATGATGTCGCCGTAGTTGATTTGGTTATTGCTACCGGATACCCAAATAGAACTGATTTTCTTGGCCGGATTAAGTTCTACCTTAACCCCTGCAGCGCTGGCTTTTGGTTCGACGAATTCGCCGTGCTGTTGCAGCAGGGTCACATCAACCAATGTTTTCAGGCTGTCAAAGGCCAAGTCGTCGACAGGAACGTGGCTGTCACTGATAAAGCGGTTGTACAGAGTATCGACCTTGCCGATATAGCGCCAAATATACCCATCTAGGGTTTGGAAGTTATGAGTGCCGTCTTCAGTTGGTTCTACTGTCGAAGCCCCGTCAGCTCTCACGCAAATGTATAACTGGTTTTGCGTATTGCGCAAGATGGCGGATAGGCTGGCGGTATAGACGGTATCTTTAACCCATGCCGTGGCCTTAGCTCCAAGGCGGGCATTTTCTGAATTGAGTTTCTGCGCATAGAAGGCATGCGGGATAGGCTGGCTGCTATCACGGCCAAACAACAGATAGCTGTTCTTCATGTTTGGATAAATCCCGCGTACCGATTCGACGAAAATCCAAATCACCTTGCCGTCGGTCGCTTCGCCGTGAAGATGTACCGGGGGAACATCACCGCATCGCCCGGCAATCTTGGCAATATACTTGTTCTGATTATGCAGGCGGATGTCGCCTAATGCCACATCTTCTCCCTGCTTCCAATCGGCGGTTTCGCGGCTGCCTAGGTTGCGTACGAAGGCGCTCAATAATCCTACAGTCAAATAGCCAGTCATGGTTTAGTATCCCTTCCTAACATCTTCGGCCAGTACAAGGTCGATTTCTGAAAATTTCAAATGCATCTTGATGTGGCTTGGAAAGCCGTTGCGCATTACCGACATCATGCCTGCGCCTGTGTAATTAACATCAATCCCCGTAATCACGCAGCGCTTAAACTTGTGCATGTAGCGGTTTTCTTTGCCGCGCCACATGTAGGCTATCTCAACTTCATTGGGATAGCCCAAGAAGGAAGGCTGGTCGGCAGCCGCGCCGGGTGGCAGGCTATGCGCCCTGAACTCACGGATGATATTGTCAATTAAATCGCAATCTGATTCGACATGCGGGTAAAACGTGAAATCCATAGCGAAGGTTCGGAAATCAACGCCACGGAAGAGCATAGTCAAATAGGGATTGCGTACCTGCCCGGATAATGCCCCGCGCAGTTGGTCAGCCGTGGCTCTGCCACCACCGTATTGCGCCATACTGGATGCAGCGCCATAGGCCATATTAGAACCAAACAGCTTGACGGTATCCCATGCCCCGCCCGCGAGAGTTGAAAGAGACATCCCGTCTTTCTGCGCCACCATCTGCCCGCCAATAAAGCCTAGACGCTCGGTATCCCATGAAACGGTATTGGGATTATTCAGGCTTTCCGGCATAAACAGGTTGATAGTCTGCAAAGGCGTGCTGTCTTTAGGCGACTTGCGCTTGTAGATGTCAAACTTAATCCATGCGGGGAAATGGGTTTCATCAAGACTAATCCCCTGCGGATAGGTTAGTAATGCAGCCATAGGCCACTCTCCAATATAACTATTTTCCTTTATCAAAAGAGCCGTAAGACCCCATCCTTTAGGGCAGGGATATAAGGCTTTACATTCTGTTATTTAATCTGTTATAATAACAATAACACATTGTAATACTTTCAAAACACGTTAGCATGTATCAAGTTCTCAAATTACGCATATACCGTAAACACTATGTCAAGTTAGATAAGCTGTCAAGTGCGGTGAATTTCGTTTGGAATTATGTTAACAATTTGTGCTGGCAAATGTGGCGCAGGAAACGTATCTTTCCCTCGGCGTACGATATACACGAATACACCAAAGGAGCAGGGGAAGAACTAGGCTTACATTCGCAGACTATCCAATTCATCGGCGAGAAACACCACCAATCACGCAAACAACACAAAAAAGTCAAACTGGCTTGGCGAACCAACCGACCTGATGCCGAATCAAATAAAAGTATTGATTTTTAAAGCAATCATGAATAGCCTTGAATTTGTGGATAAATGTTAATGATTTAGCAAGGCATCCCTGTCTAACCTTGGTAATATCCATACCATGCGAAAGCTCTCGAGTCGCATAGGCCTAAATTAAGCGAAATTCGCTTGTTCAACCCCTAGAGGTAGGCTAGGGTATTACCCTAATGCTTAATCGCAATCTGTGGCCATCTGTGACCCGAGAAACGCTATGTTCAGATAAAAGTAAAACCCGCATTAAGCGGGTTTCTTTCGTCTTACTGTAAAACCTTGGTTTCAATCTCTTGACATCCTCCCCATCCTGAAGGCCGGGGATTCCTACGAGTTCCTACGCGAAGCGTGAGTTACTTTCGGCGGGTTCTTGCTGCTGATTGCCTTACTGCGCAATTCACTTCACAAGCTCAACGGGCATACCCTGCCCTGATGGCCGTGCATTATACACTATGTCTCTGTGAAATGCAATATGGTATCAAATACGAGACGATACGAAAGGTTTATGTTTTTATATCCTTGCCCTAGAGCTCTACAACTTGAATCTCGTAATCAAATTGCTGCTCTTCATATATCCCCAAGCGCTCGACAAATTGGTTATACAGGTAGTTCTTGTGTTTCCTGCCCCTGCTCATATCGTCGACAATGTCATACAGGGTAGCCTTGGTCTTACCATCGGCAATGCGCAATACACGGCCTATGGATTGCAGCAGGCGAATTACTGATTTAGTAGGATGCGCCAGTATCAGGTTATGAACATTCTTAACGTTAATCCCCGCGCTGAATGTGCCATAACTGGCAAACAATACGATATTGTCTTGCCCGGCAAACTTGGCGCGTATCAATTCTCTTTCTTCTACCGGGGTCTCGCCGGATATGTAGAAAACTTCCCTGTTATGTTTGGCGGCTATAGCCTTGGCTGCTTCAAACATCGGCTTGCCGTGGCCGTCTACAAAATTGAACAGCACTAGCGTGTTATGGCTGCGTGTCATGGTCAGGTTTAATACGGCTTCCATCCGGGGCGGATAGGACGTAATCACATCTATCTCGGCTAGGTATTTGGCCGTGCCTTGATTTCCGCCTTTGGGTATGGATAAGGCTTGTTTCAGGAAGGCGTGGTCTTGATAGTCGTACATGATGCAGCGTATGTCGAGACTGGCCAAGTTGCCGTCTTTCATCAATTGACGGGTGCTGCGTGTCTTGATGATATTACCGAACAGGGCGCGTAATTGCATTTCATGGCATTTCGTGCCATTCAATGTGCCTGTTAGGCCAAAGCGCAGGATATTGGTCTGTGCCATCTTGGCTATCATACCGGATATAGATTTGCCGTCGGCCTTGTGAGCTTCATCGCAGATATAGCATTCGAATTGGCGCAAGTAATCGGCAGGCTGCTTGTACATGGATTGCCAAGTGGATACCACTACCCGCTTGTCAGTATTGGGGTCAATCCCATTATAGACCTTATGGCATTGCTCGGATACCTTGAAGGGGTCTGTGGGTTGCTCGTAATCGGCAAAATCAGATACCATTTGTTCAACCAGTTGGGTTGTCGGAACTGACAGCAATATCTTGTAATCTGTATGTTCCAGTAAGAAACGACACAGCATGAACTGAATTAGGGATTTACCGCTACCCGTCGGGGATAGGCATAATGCGCGATTATTGACTATCATGTCCTTAAAGGCATCGATTTGATAGTCGTATGGCTCAAACCTGCACCACTGGTCTTGCTTGGCCAAGAAGCTGTCTACGTCGAAGCGCTCAAGGAAGTTGCCGTTATGGGTATCAACGTGCAATGCATAGCCTTTGGATTGTGCCCATTGCATAAAGGGATAGATTAGGCCAAGCGGCAATAGCCCGATATGCGGGCTAAACAGTCTCAAGTATCCATCCCACAAGCCCATTTTGTACTTGGGCGTAAATTGGTAGCCATTGGGGCGGTAACTGAACTCGTCGCGTATCTCGCAGGCAATGTCGGGGCTGCATAGGATACGGGCGTTTAGGTGATTGGCAAATGCTATTGTGATGTCTGTCATGATGAAAAAATTAAATGCCTTGTTGATACTTGATATACTCAATCGTATTGCGGATATGGAAGCTGCGCTGTGAAAGCTCTTTGAGGAAAGACTCAATTGCCGATATTTTCAGGGTCTGCGTATAAAGACGGTTCTTCAGGGCATTAAGCTGTTTGTCGCTATCCATCCAAATATTCAAGTCTTGTTTTAAAACCTTGTGATGCAGCGGCTCGGCCTTATAGGCTTCATCCGGCAGCTTGCCCATGTAGTAAAGCTGGCGCTGCTTAACCAGTTCGGCAATTTCAACCTCTAGGCCACGGGCTACGATTAGTTCGTCTGCCAAACGGCGTATCCATTTACCGTGTAATCGTGGTGCGTCTAAACCCGCCGTATCAAGGCGGGTTATGTCTATGATGCTGTCTTTTTCGATTTCTTTAAGGATTTCTTCCAGTAGCATTATTGTCCCACACTCTATAATAGTATTGGTAGGCAAATGTGGCGCTGCAGACCTGTACATCGGGTTCGACAACTGAAGTATCAAAGGATAACTGCTCAAGGTCGGTAACGTGAGCGCCTACAAAGATGTAAGTTTTATGCAGTGTACTATTTTTCGTGTACAAATGCAAAGTTAAATCGCGCCACGTTTTCATCGGGGTATTAGACATCATGGTTTCCCGCATCCATTCATGCAGACGGTCTCTGACTTCGTTGTTTTCGTCTGCTAAGAAGTCTACCACTAGACGGTCATAGGTCGGGGTCTCGCCTGAAAAAGCTGCAATGCCGTTTTGATAGGGTGTATCAATCGGGAGCAGGCGGACTGCCGGAAGCATGGTGCGCTGGATGGCGTAGTTGACGTCGGATTCGAACGGGATAACCAAAACGCCTGCTTGGTTATCCATGTTGTTATATCGGTTATTGGCTGCCATAGTGAATCCTTAGTCGACGTATTTGTGTCCCCAAGCGCCGATAACGATTTTATAGCGCTCGCCATTCCGTAGGTTATCCATCTGCAGGGTGAAGTCTGAAGTCTTGGCACGCTTGGCCACTGCATACAGGGCAGTCTCTACGCTATCGTCTTGATGGGCACGCCAGCTAATCCCATCGGGGTTGAAGACATTATCATAGGCTGCAAAAGCCTTCTTGATGATGTTCAAAGTCAGTTTATCTGTGCAGATGCGGTAACGGTAGGCATCATAGGCGGAAATATCGAAAGCGTCGGTTGTCATGGATAGTACTCCTAATCTACTTCGTAATATGGCAATGTGTTAATCCATTCTACCAAATACAGCGGCGACCCTTCTTTGGCAGCCTTGCGCCCTTTTGGAAATAATGTAACAAATGTCACATCATAGTGTTTACTTCCATCCGGCGCTATCTTGGGAGGAAACACATCAAACACGCCGGAAAAATCTGTTGAACGCGAATAAATAACAATTTCCCTATGGGCAGCATCAGGTATCTGCTTGGCATACTTATCTAAAAATTTGTACACTTCGCGGGGATGGGGTAGCTTTGTCAAAGAGACGCGACGATAATATCGGGCTTTTGAGTGAAACCGCCAATTAAACGTAATTTCGACATCATCTATCTTTACCACCCATTTCTTCGTTAATCCGTAGAAGCGGTCAAACACAGCCGCATCTTTTATATCAAGTTCTTTTTGGTCAGCTTTGGATAGCGAGCGGTAAAAACTTTCATACCCGCGTAAATCTTTTGGCACATCTTCGTAGTTAAACGCTTCAATTAACAAATATTCTTTAAATGTAAGCATACAAGGCTTCCCGATAGTTTTTTTGTTGCATATATTTAACCACCCGCATAATAACGGGTGGCTATTGATGATTAGTAAAATGGTATTAACCGTTATTCCATAAATCGGCTGCAAACTCGAAGAACTCTGTCAAATCCCGTTCTTGCACATACTCTTTCCCATAGCAATCAGTAAACACGGTTTGATAGGCTTGGTAAAGCTCTTCGGGGCTTACTTTAACACGGTTTTGTATCAGTTTGGCAATCTTCACGGCTCGCTCGAGAAAGATGTCGTAGATACCTTCTTCAGCGTAATCCATGGCGAGCGGATGTAGGGCAGTATAGGCATGGTTCAGGTAATCGGCGAATCGGGCTTCCCATTCGCTTACTTCAGATGATGGCTTGATAAACAAATCATCCCATTCGTCCATGTAACTCAAAACGGTTTCTCGGGCATCCTTGGGCAAGCGGTAAATCATGACACCGTTTTTCATGTCGCAATCAGGCTGGAAGGCATAAACTTCAGCATCATCATTGCTGCTCTGTAAAATCCAATTACTCATATCAGTTTCCTTTCTCATTCGTAACAGCGTAATTATAGCCCCATATTAAATTAAAATCAATATAGGGCTAGTGTAAAATTATTCTTTAATGATACCTTCCGCCTTGGCCCGCCTGTAGGCAAACTCTGCCAGTTGGATGTAATCGGTGTCGTTATCCATAATCAGCTTCATAGCGGCATTGATGGATTCGGGTGTAACTTGCTTCATTACCAGCTCATAGGCTACATCAACCCCGAAATCGTAGACGAACTCGAAACCTTCCAATACTTCCTTCATCTTAAAGGCATGTGCCATATAGGTCAGCATGGAAGCAAAACCGGATAAGAATACATCATTGTCTTTGTTCTTGGAATAAACACCAACGGAACAATCACGAGTTCGCTTAGCCTTCTTGTACAAACCTTCAGCGTTTTGTGGCAGCGAGTAAATTTGCATAATAATCAACCCCAATTGTAAAGTTATCAGTAACAGCCCGATAGAAACTATCCAGCCCTTCAACATCTTTCTTGCTGTAATAGTAATCGGCCTGCTTAGTCAAAGATACAATAAAAGCCTGTTTGATGTTTTCAAAGGTAGGCTTATCATCAGACAAATACAAAGCCGCCCTAGCGCTCTCTAGCTCGTAATTGCCCCGCAAATGTGTTCTACAAGATGGCGTCAATGGAAACACGGCCATCATACAGGCATAGAAGTAAGATGCTATGGCAGTCGGTTTGTCTAGAACATCTTTGTATCCTAGCGCCTGTAATTGGTAAAGGCCTGTGGCCTTCATCGTCGCCAATATCTTTTCCCGCGCTTCTTTCGGGTCAATAGGTGTCATACAATCCTTTCAGGTTATCGGGTTTTGCCATTATAACAAAAACCGGATGCTTTGCGGGCATCCGGAGCGATTTATTGCTGCTCGGGTTTCTTTCGGCGTTTCCATTGTACTCTCAGGATGCGGATAATTCGCAAGCTGCAATACGACATGGCAAACAGGGCAATGATGGCAAAGGTTAGCAGGTAGGGAAACCATATGGGCATCAATACCCATAACCACGGCCAAACTAATGCGCCGGATAGTTTGGCCAATATCAGTAATGCGCCAAGGCCGAAATGGCAGCCTATCAGGATAGTTACAAGGTCGGGGCGTTTGAAAGTCATTTTTCTGTCTCCTTCGGTTGAAGCGCTTTGGTTAAACGCTCTTGCAAGTATTTAACACGCTGCTGCGTTTTCAGCTTCTTAAGCTTTCTAACCGCATTGGCCACTCTGATACGCTGCCAAAACGGCATGGAAACAATTTGCCCTTCAAACTTGACCACGGCATCAAACCAAAACATACAAGTGACGTGAAGGTCTATAGCACTGCAATAGTAGAAGCAGGTATAACCCATATCGGAAAACGTCCATTTATCAGGGTCGTTCAATAAGCGTATCAGCAATTCAATTGGGTTCTGCATGGTTCAATCCATCTTTCAGGGTTTCAAGCATTTCTTGCTGACGCTCTTGTTCGGCCTTAACCTCTTGTTCGGCGTAGTAAGCTTTACGAGCTGCCCTAGTATTGCGGGCAACCTTAGCCAGTTTCCACTTTTGGAACAGGGTTAAATCCAATTCGTTGCCTTTGTATGCAGCGAAAGCTAATAGGCCAAAAAGTTTAAAATCCACAGCCATATTGAAGCGGCTACTATACAATCTGCCCCCACAAGCTGAAGCCGTTTTGTAGTAACTCCAGTCAAACGGGTTGTTTAGGGTCTTCAACAGGCTATCAAATAATACGCTAGGCAAGGCCATATCATTTCCCCTTCTCGGCAAAGAAGGCCATCAGGTCTTTTACACCGTACATGAAGATACCGCCTTCTTTGGCGTAAATCACGGGCACGCTTCTTGGAACTGGCAAGCCCTTGGCCGGAAACATGGCCTTGAACTCTTCAATGTCTAAGTCGTCGCCGAGCTTGATTACGGTATAGCTTGCCTGATTGGATTTCAGGAAGCGCTCGGCAATTTCGCATTGCGGGCATTGCTGTTTTGAATACAAAATGAAACTCATGGGGTAATCCTTTCTAATGGTACATTTGCGCGTATCCCGTCATTGAAGCTGTAGTTGGGGTCGATAAAGCGCAAGGTAAATCTGTCGGTAACATTGCTGTCAGGCCATTTGAATTCGTACTTGCCTTCAGCGTCGGTATTGGTGTAGAAGGTCGTGTATTCATACGACATCCTAGTGATTTCTACCGTTAAGCCGCTGTAGGGCTGGCCTTTGACTGTAATCTTACCATAGATGCGCCCATATGCGCCAGCTTTATTGCCGGTAGCGTAGCCGCTTGTTGGCGTAGACGGATAGGGAATATACTTGGCAGGCTTATTGTACTGGAACTGCGAGGCCTTGAAAGCGGGGTCGTCGGCATCCTGATAAATTGCGTAACCGATAATATCAATCCCGGATGGGTCGGGCTTGATGGATAGCTCAAGATACCCGGTGTCAAAGCTGTTGGTTTGGCCTAAGAAACTAAATCTATACCATTTCCACACGCCCTGTTCGGGCTTGTCTATAGATATGTTGTTGTTTAACCGTGGCGGTGCATCGGATGCGTGGTTATATCGCATCAAGAAAGCTATCATAGGATAGTCATTAGGCACTCCCGGTGAAAAGGTATAAAAATTTGCCCCGTAAGATTGATACCATGAGCTCTGGTTTTTGTTGACTACTCGCAGGAAATCAGGCCTAATTTCAAAACTATAGTAATAATTACCTAAACCATTGCCTAGTTGCTGTTGATAATTCCGCCTAAAGTCAAACCATCTAACATATTTCCGGGGTGGCATATTTGGCATACTTGGATAATTTTCAATCATGCCTTGCGCTGGTTCGGATTGCATGGAATCTGTAACACCCCAATCAATATCCTGCAGGCTGATATAACGCGACGCATTATAACCGATACTATCGCTGCTCCAGTAATAACCCTGTTCAAACTTGTACAATGTATCGTCGCAGCGGCTCAAATAAACGGATTGCCTAGCCACGCCGGGCAAGCACATCTGTATGGATTCAGCAATGCTCACTACATATGTACCGCCCCCGATAATGTCTTCTGTTGCATAGTAACTGGCATTTGAATTCAAGAGCCCGCCTGATGAAGTACCCCCGCCTAAGTTTTCTTTAAACACGACATTTTTCTTCAAAACCCCCGCTTTATTCAAAGTAACAAAACGTTCTTTCGGATAATTATTTGATTGATGCCAATAATCAAAGCGCAGGCCTGCCGTCTGCCAAACCGTATTATCAGAGCTGTTATCTGTATTATCCGGCAACAACAACCTATCGGCATCAATGAAACCAAAACCATACATGCCCCAGTAATAGGCATTGGATTGGTATTGCGGCGTAAAAGCGATTGGAACGAATACCGTGTTAAAGTAAACCCAATTGCCATCTGAAGCAAACGACTTGAAGGCGCATTTATGGGATTTGTTCAGCCAATCCGCCGTCATGTTGGTCTGATTTACCGCTGAAGAATTGCTGTAGATACCATACCACTTGTTCCCACCGTCAATACTGATTTTGATGTACTCGGCATTGAATTTGGCTTGGGTTTGTGTATTGGCCGTGCGCATATTGGAAAAATCCCACATAATCGCATTACCGTGACGGCGGTCTTTAACGGTAAAGCGCTTATTAGGTTTATCCAAGCTTACTGCTTCAAAGCCTAAGCCGTTAACATGAACTGCCCCTGCTGGCACGTTGCCTTCAAGTGTGATGTGGGTATAGGTATAGTGTAATACCCGAGCAGTTACGCCATTGATAGTCAACAAGCAGCCATTACTGAAATGCTCGGGATTTTGGATTGTACCCGTGGTCGTGTTTTTCTCGGCATCATATACAGGATTGCCAAACTGCTTTGTGGTATCAAAGCCGTCGGTAAAAACCTTATACATGGATTCAAGCCACGTATCGGTATAGATTAGCGGCACGTGGCTGTGGCAATCCGCCGGAAGCAGATTGTCAAACATTCTCATACTGAAGATATTAACCATAATTGTTTATCCTATCGGAAACCATTGCCCGTATCGACCATACGAGTTAGTATCGTAATAGGGCTGGTAAATCATGAAGGCTGGTTTACCGCCTACTTCTACCAGTTTACCCGTGTCCTTGTTCATGCCCGACATTGAATTGAAAACTATGTAGGGATATTGCAGGGTTATTACGTCAACCATGTTTATGCTAGATAATTGCTTACGCCATCTAAACATGTTCTGCCTAGTAAACACGCTTGGATTATCTGTGAAAAACGGTTCATTCGTTATACCATACGAAACATGGTTCAGTCGAGCATTAAACGGGTAAATGATATTGCTATTATTGATAACATAAACCTGCCCATCCTGTTCAAGTAAGGTATGGATACGGTAATTGTTATCGTTACGATAACCTACGCTAAAAAATATCAAACTGTTCTCACTGGCCAAGAAATACCAGCGGTTAGGATTCCAACTCAAATGTCTGTCTGTCGAAGTGTTATAGTAAAAGCCCGTATTAAACCGATATGACGCTTCAGACGGATACACTATAAAAAACCCATTGCTCATGCTGCCAGACAAGTAGATAACTAGGCTTTTCCAGCGGAAATACAGCTTATCGGCTGTAACGCTAATTGGTTCAATCGGCAAGGGACTGATATTCACCGCTTGGCTGCCTGTCTTGAATTCGCCCGATAACACTTCTACCGTGATTTTGTCGGCTGCAATCGCTTCAATCTTCAGGCGGGCAGCGTACTTGCCGTCTACATGCAAATCCAGCGCATTGTAAACGGTGTAGTAGGTTGGGTCGGCCACCTTGATGTCATAGCGCTTGCTGCCTAAATCCGTGGCTTCGGTAACAGGCTGATAGTTGATGCGCCTGTTCAAGACCTGCCACAGGTTGAAGTAGCTCTGGAAAGTCGCCTGTTCAAACAATAGCGCTTTCTGTTCGGCAACCGTTAAAGGCCTAGCCGCTCCATCTTCAAAAATGTTCTTGGCATTGATGGTATTGAATGCCGGGGCGTGTTTCTGATAGCCGTATAGGGCTAGGGGCTTGTGTTTGAGTATCATAGCTGGAAATATACCTTGCAAACCTGTTCGGAGATTGAATCCTGATATTTGCTGGCCAATACGGCAGCCAAGTAATCTTTGCCGTCGATTACTTCAAACTTCATCCACTCAAATTTGTTATCCATGCGGATAGGCATAAATCCGGTATAGGCTGCCGGGAATTGCGCATAGCGCATACCGCGCCAAGCCACAACGGTCGCATTCTGCGAAATCTTCGGTATCAGCTCACTATAAAGCGGTTCAATATAATTTATCCCTCCAACCCATCGCAAGTAATAAGTATTGGCTACTATCGTGTTACTAACACCGGTAGACATATCCAAATTCGTTAAAGTATTGCCGATAAAGTTAATACCGTCCAAATACTCAAACTGCGTCAGAGTAGTCGCGCCAACCCCGCCAAGCCCTGCCCAAGTAACGGCTGAAGTAAACATATTCATGGTATACATGGTCGAATAATAATCTTGCTGCCATCGCTGCCTGTCCATGTAGTTGGTGTTAACATGCGCTCCAAACGGCAAGCCTGCCAAAAAGGCAATGTCTTTACCGTCGATTGTTTGCGTAATACCCATGCCATACAAGGAACATGACGAATAATGAAAACTACCAATTTGACCCTGATTGGGGCTAATCCCCAAATACACAAATTTATCGGATGCAATCAGTACCCAAGACGAGGATTGAGCGTGGTTATATCTTTGTGGGATAACTACAGAACTTGATACAACCGTATCTTTTCCATTATTACTCGTGATGAAGATAGTATTGTGGTTAGTCAACGGCGTAAAGCGGTTATTGTTATAGTTCTCGACCACGGATTTCCCGTCTTCCCATCTGCGCAGCATAATAGGCTGCATCACTAGGTCTCTAACAAACCATGGCGCGCTTCTATCTTTTTGCTGGATGGCAGGATTCCATTCGGCAGTCAAATCATCTTGAATACCTGTAGTCGGTAAACCCCTGCGAATCAGGAAGCATTGATGATGACCTTTCGGGCGCAGCACCATGTCGTTTTGTGATTTATGCGGGCGCTCCCATCCGCCGGAAACCAGTTTGATTTTCCCCGATACGGCAGCTTCGGCCTTATCGGCCAAAGTAACACCGTAATCCGGCTTCATCTTGATTTTCGTGCCTGATACATCCAATACGCGGTATTGCCCGTTAAGGCCGTCAATCCCTTTAATCTCAACAAGCGTGAAATAGCCGTATTTGGCAGCATCTGCAGCGGATAGGGTAACTGTTAGGCGGTTATCTGCCACGGCTGCCTTGTTTACATTATGTTCGTCGAAGCCGGTGAACAAGACCTGTTCCATCACATCGTACAGGCTATACCCGTCTTTAGCGGCTGTAACAGTACCCGTCTTGTAGGTTTCATTTGTGAAAAATATCTGCATTATCAAACGCCTTTAAGGTTGTTTCTCCTATTTAGCCATTATAGCAGGCAGAAAAAAATGCCCCGCTTTTGGCGGGGCGAAGGTTTCTACAAAGGAAACGATATGAGAAACTTAAGGACCAACAGAAAGAAAAATCATGTCTATCAAATCTATTTACTGTTCTTCGCATTTAAACCAGTTAAGGTGCGGGAGGGTGTAATGCAGGGCAATGGATGACCGCTGCAATTTATTCGGGTGCTGTTCCCCCATCCCCATTAAAATGCGTGGAATTGTTGGCTGAAAACTAGGGAGATAAGCTAGAACGCAACGTCGAGATGGACGTGGGAGAAACGTTGCATTGCCGCTATCAGGAGAAAGGAGGAAATCCAATAACAGCGGCTTCCCAACCAACGTGGCAAATGATACTACAGGCGCTTTTAAAATGCAAGCGGTTTTGTTGAGTTTTTTACCAATACAAACCGGATGTCGCCCGTGTACATCTTCAAGTCTTCAACAAACGGCTTTCTTTTGCCCGTTTTAACATCATGCAGCATGACGCGCCCCGTTTCCTTATGCAAGCCCCGCCACAGGTTAAGGCCGTCTAGTTTCAAGGCAGGGCTGCTATAAACATCGCTGTCGTTGGATAAGGCAAGATAGGCCATAGTGGCAATACCGCATCTCCTGAAATCCGGATGCGTGGCAACCATCTTGACAACCCTGCCGTTTAGCTTGGCATCCCATTCTGTAAGCATGGTAAACACGACAATGTCGTTGCATTCGCCGATAATCTTACCGCCATTGGCCATTGTTGAATAGTAAACAAGGCCGTAATCAATCCAATCTTTGTAATAGGCGGGATTGATTACCGGATTGCCGAGTTCGGGCATGGCTTCCCGCAAATCCGACCAATCAAAGTGTGTGTTATCAAGCAAAGGCATCTTCTCAAACTTCCCAAATTCCGTCATCAGGGCTGGTCATGGTCATGATGATGTGGTGCACCAAATCTTCAAGTTCGGGATAACGCGATTTGCGGATGCGCCAAATCCATTCCCGGTTGCCGTATTCAATGACGATAAACCACCAAACATCATCCTGCCCGACGCCGAAGTTATCATAGACAATTTCATACTCGTCGAATATCAGGCGTAGTGTGGCACAAACTTCTTCAAGAGTAATCATCAATAATCCTTTCCAATGCACAGGCCAAGCGCTTGTCGAAGTTTGGCGTGTAGTTGTTAGTAATAGTGAAGTCGGCTTCAAAGGCCATCTTCTCAGATTCGTGTTTAGTAGCCGTTGAATGGCGCTGGTCAATTGCGGTAATCCTGATAATCTTGCCTTGCATGGATTGTACCCATGCTGCTTCATCGGGAAAACGGCAGTCAGTGATAATCAGGCAATCATCCTTGGGGATATTACTGTAATGCTCGACCATACAGTCAACCCACATGGATTCTTTAACCAGCTTACGACCCCATTCAGTACCAAGGGTCTGCAATAGATGGCGCAGGGATACGCCTAGCCCGGGTATAACGGCTTCCTTGTTTTCGCGCTGTGTATAGTGGTTAATGTCAATCCCTAGGGCTTCAAGCATCCGGTATATGGGAGATGCAAAGCTGTGGGTATGGCAGTTGATTCCATAATGGGGCAGCATCATGGCAAGCTTGGCAGCGGCGTAATCCTTACCCGCTCCCGCCTTGCCTGTCATGGCAATAATCATTTGGTTACTCCAATCTGTGATTGATGGCCATATTGTAGCATGGATGGCAGATACAGAAACAGCCCCATAGGGCTGTCGTATGATTAGCGCAAGCGGCTACCGCAATTCACGCAGAAATCTTTAAAACCTGTGACCCCGCATTTCGGGCATTGCTTTGGCGATATATCAACGGGGCTTAGGCATTTGCTGCATTGCTTGGCATAGGGATTGAGTTCGCTGTTGCATCTCGGGCATCTTCTAGCAGGGGTATTCATATCTGATTCCTTACGGGGTTAATCAACACGATTTAATTATAGCGCAATATTGAAAAATATGCTATATTGCAGCCCTGCAACGCGCCAAGGCATTTCACAATCTTTCGCCACAAGCCCGTGATTACATCGGGTAATAGGGTAGTACCAACCTATATCGTAGTCGCAATCTGTGGCCATCTGTGCGCGAGCAATCGCTATATTTTACTTGAAAGGACATACTATGCGTCACGACGAATTTCCATTATTTGAAATCCACAAAGGCAAAGCTTCTATCAAACTATACCCGTCAGGCCTTGAAATTGACAACACAATCGGAAACAGTTCTTATTTCCGATTAAGCCACGTCGAACTACGGGCATTGGCCGACGAAATCAGCAAAAACATGGAAGTGGCTTTGGCTGCCCGTGCCATTGCTGAATTGAAAGAAACCAAACCCGTTAAACTGGCAGGCCTGTTTCCTCTGTTTGATATGATGGATACCGATACCATAGCCAATATCTTCTATGGCAAGCTCGACGAGTTCGTTTCTCCCGAAACCAAAAATCGGTTGGTTACAGCCATCAACAATCAAATCAGCGTTATTGAAGAACGCGAAAAGGACGAATACAATGCAATTCTTTCCGCTTGATAACGACAACCGCCTGAAGCTGTCTGTCGCCAAAACCCTCGTCATCCTGATTGCCCATGATGCCCTTAGCGGCGAAGTTAAGCTGGCCAATGGCCAAGGCATCAAGGCAAAGATGGAAATGATTAACTATTTCAAACCCAATCCCTATCTGATTAACGGCAAGTATTACTATCCAAATCTGCGTATTCATGAAGGCGGGTTAAGCCCGGATGATATTGTTGGCGTCTTCTTTCGACGTGATTGGGAACTCTTGCATTTGATGGATGCGGCTTATACCATGGGCAAATCTGAAGGCCTTGCCCAATTTCACCCTATGAAGGAATCCCAATCATGAAGAAACCCTATTTTTCACTTCCCCTGCCTAACGGCGCAGAGTTAAACCTGTATAAAGTTAAAAGTAAACAAGCCCGCGTTGAAATCTATACCGGGGAAGCCGAGTTAGACGGGCTTCAGCTTTTGCGTGGCTGGGGTAATCTAGCTCGCAAAGATTTGGTATTAAATCCGGTTGAAATGTTGGATTTTGGTAATCAGATGACAAAACTGGCCAACGAACTATTACTGACAGAAGCCATCGAGACAGCCTTCAGCATGCGTGATGAAGATGACAGGTTTGCCGTCTTGCGCGAACTTGGTTCGGTTGAAGAAGTGGCCAAGAAGTATGACAGCTTCAATACGCTGCATATCGAAAAACTGTCAAACTTTGACCGTGCCGTTGTCTTGGCAGTAGGTATGGCCTATCGTGATGTACTGCAATCCTATGTACATGTAGATGAATAAGGCTTGATAAAACAATCCCCGCATTACGCGGGGATTTTCGTGTCTAGATAATCAGCTTGATATAGGATTGCTCGCCGTCGACTTCTTCTTGTCCGTCTAAATCCCTTAAGCCCTGCATGGCCACTTCATACAGCATCTTAGACAGATTCTTCTGCGATACAGGCCTATCCATATCCAAGACTTCTATCACTTCATATTCTGACTTGCCTATCAGCTTCAGGCCGATTTCAAAGCGGTATTTCCGGGGCTTGGCCAGTATCTTCTTGTTTTTCAGCGGGTCGGCAAAATCGCCAAACATCTGTGCCGTTTCTTTGAACTCTTCATAGGTATCTGCACCTATCAGGGGAAACACGGTATATCCATGATAAGGCTTGGCAGGCCGTTTCTTTCGTGTCTGCGCCATATTGCTGTCTCACTGCATCAACAAAGTAACAAACAGGTTGCCCTTAACCAACGGCTTGTCCATGCTTTGTGGCAGCTTCTCGCGTATCAGGCGGGCAAGTTCTTCAGGGTTGAAGGTTGGGAAGCCCGGCATATCGGCAGCCTTGTTGAGCTGTTTGGCTAGAAAGATGCTGCTAAACAGAGCTCGGAATCCTAGGCCGTCCATCGAAGTCTTTACCGATTGCTTAGACATGTTTGGATTTTCAAGGTTGGCCAGTAAGTTTTCCAAGGCCTGCATGCGTGGCGTGGACAGGTATTGTTTAACGGTTTTCATTTGGCGGGTTTCCTTTGCTGGGGCTGCTGGCGCTGTTTTGCCCGACGTTTCGGTTTCTTCTTGGGTTTTGGTTGTTCAATTGGTAAACCCAATAAACTCTGAAAAACGTTATCGTAGTCTAGTGGTTTGTTGGTGTTGTAGGCATCTACAAACAGTTGTTCAAACATGGTTGACCTAGCAACGGGCTTCATCTTGGCGATTTCTGGCAAACCTTTAACTTTCTCATAAGATTTCTGCAATATAGCGGCCATAAACCGTTGATGTGTATCAAACCCATTATAATCAGGATACTTGCGAATTTTAGAATTTTGGCGGATAGCGCCAATCATAACCGGGAAAGTTAGATAAAAATCATATTTCCGCCGAGCTTGTTTCGTTTTTCTTTCCTCATAGATGGGATATTGCGTAATAAAAACATCAAAGGCGCTTTTTGGAGAAACGAAATCACTGAAAACTGTCCCTTTCTGATAAATCGATTTGAATAGATTATTCTCAATCAAAGGCTCGTTTAGCATTCGTTTCAGCTTTGCCTTGATACTCGTCGCATAGCTGTCATTGTTCTTCGACTTACCCATTTCAAACCTAGTTCTCGCGCACTGGTCGGCAAGCACAAGCACGGTATTAACAAAAACCCTGCTTTTATTCAACAAAGCTGCCTTAACTTCGTCTTCAGTTGACCCATTCTCCATATGATATACCAAGAAGGCCAGCGCTTTGCGATTGATGCCATCTCGTAAAAAATCTTTCACTTTTTTCTGTTTACGTTGTCGCTGCATTTCCCTACTCCTCAATCAAATAGGCTTCATCGCCCAACAATTCTTCTGCAAGCTTGGCAATCCCTTTAGGGGTTACATTCACTTGTACCCGTAAAAACTCGTTGCTGCCGTCAGTGTAGCAATACTCGCTATGGCGCAGGTAGCCCGCTTGAACTTTATCCTGATAGCCAATCCATGCGCCCTTGCCGTTGCGTTTGTAAATCCACGCATTGGCGCTCAACCAATCAAACAGTTCGCGGGGTCTGACCTTCAACAGTTTTGCAGCATCTGTAATACAACAGTCGCCATCTGCCCGGCTAATCCTTTCCAAGGCTTGAACCTTTGGGGCGGCTTCAGCCAGCAAGGCAGCCTGTTTTTCGTTTTGTTCTGCCAAATCTGCAGCCAAGCGCAGAGCTTCTGGTAGGGTTTGAGGGATAGCATGTACAGGTTGGCGGATTTGTTCTTCGAGTTCCATCCACCGTCTGTTAATCCGTATCCGCATATCAGCGCGATAACCTGATACAAGGTCAACGCATTGAGCTCTGTTCAACAAGAACTCACGGTATTGCATCCCGTTTTGTTCATGGGTGTAGAGAGCTTCCCGTGCATGCGGGAAGCCCATTTCATCATAAACTTTATTAAGTTTATCAATATCATGTAACACATGGTCATGCCGTTTCTCACATAGCTTGGCAATTTCTCGGCTACCCATCAACACTTCTTGGGTATCTTGGTTGGGTTGGGTAAAAGTCATCATTTGATTATTCATCACAGTCTCCGTTTCATTATCAGGGTTAGAAATTTCGGGTTCCGCTTCTTGAGCGTATGATTTTTGCAAATCTTCCCATGCACGCGTTACCCATATGCGAATATCAGGGCTATACCCGGCTACCAAATCAACACATTGAATGCGGGTTAATAAGGCTTCAGGATAATACAGGCCATTTTGTTCGCTTTGCCATTTGGTGAATCGAATTTCAGGCAATCCGTTCTTGATATAAGTTTGGTTAAGCTGGCGAACATCAGACAACACATTGTCGTGGCGCTTCTTGCAAACTTTGGCAATTTCGCGGCTGCTTATCGTCATTTCATTATTCATCATCAATCCTTTCAAACAGGGGGCATCAATACATTCTCCGGCAGTATAACATAAATCGGGCTGTTTTCCTACAAGCACAATCCTACCCGTTAAGGGAAAGGGGGGTATAGGGGGTATGGGTTATCCCTTCCAAGCCTTACGCTTCCTATAGTCACAATGAGGGGCTTTTAAGCCTACAGGGGGTTCACGGGACACGGCATTCTATCTGCGCTGTCGCGCAATGTCTGCCAAAACACTCGTGAGGAATCTTTAAAGTCAACTAAAATTCTCGAGAACGGGATTCGTAGTGTTCATTTACCACGGGATGCGAAGGGGCGTTAGCCCCGTAGCGTCTCGTGGTAAATGTATATTACTAACTATCCCGTTCTCGAACTCTGTAGAAAATCGAATGTACTTCAACAACCGAATGTACAAAAATCACTATAGGTTTACTTTAGTGAGCGACGGCTATCTAACTTGCTGAAGGGGCGTTAGCCCCGAAAG